GTACATATAACTTTAATCTAGATATAGATGAGGTTATTCAGGAAGCTACTGAAATGATTGGTGGCGAGGATACGCTTGGTCATGAGCCAGCCTCTGCCAGACGATCCATTAATCTAATGCTTAAAGATTGGCAGAACAGGGGCATTCTTCTCTGGTCTACCAGTACAACAGCTATAACAGTTGCGGCTTCAACAACTGCATATGATTTAAGTAGCAGTACGATTAATGCTCTGGAAGTTGTTATCAGCAGAGACAACACAGATATTAAACTAACTCGTATTACCCCAGAAGAATATATGATTATACCTGCCAAGACTCAAACTGGTAGACCTAGCCAGTATAGTATTCGCAGGGGCAGAGACAATCCTGTAATGTCGGTGTGGCCTATTCCAGAAAATTCCACTGATGTTATAAAAATAGAAATTGTAAAAGAATTACAGGATGTAAATAAATCTGCTATCCAGAATGCAGATCTTCCTAAAAGATTCTTACCTCCTCTTACTTGCGGTCTGGCTTATTTCATGTCAATGAAAAGACCTGGGGTTGCGGAAGGAAGGATTGCGATGTTAAAAACAAACTATGAGGAAATGTTGGCTAGGGCAATGGAAGAAGATAGAGAAAGAGCCAGTATTTATCTTTTGCCAAGACTGACATTTTATAATTAATGGCAACTCAAAAAAATTCTTTAGCTGCCTGTGATACATGCGGGTTTGTGTATCCTCATAGAGTAATGAAACTTAATAGTTATGGGTTGTTGGTGTGTCCACAGGATTATGAGGGGCAGTATGATTTTAAAAACCATCCACAAAACAAAGTACCGAATGTAAAAGACAATCCTGCCATTAGAAATCCAAGACCAGATGATGGTGGCAGGGGAGTTAAGTGGAATGAAACAGCTACTTGGATTACAATTAATCCAACTACTTTAGTAGAAACAGGGCATACTACACAATGGGATGATGCCAATAAAAGTTGGGATTTAATATGACAGATATAACCGGAAAATTAATATCAAATACTTATAAACAAGTACTTCTTGTTAGTTCATCCGCTTCAAACACTGGAGTGAGTACTTCTCTTAAAGCAGTACAGACAGGAGAAGGAACTAATACGGCTCTGGATGTTGCTACAGATTCTATTAAAATTAGAGGACTATTACATGTTACAGGTAGAGTATCTGTTGATGGTAATATAGCTTCTAAAGAAAGAGTATGTGCTTCTGGATTTTATGGTGATGGCTCTAATATAACAGGAATCACTGCTGCCGTAGGCGGTGATATATCTGTTAGTAGTATAACTGTTGCCGATACTGGTAATTTTGGTGGTAATGTTGAAATTAAAGGTGCTGCTTCTGTTAGTGGGAATATAGATACTGCTGGTAATATTTCTGTTGGGGGTACAGCCACAATTACAGGAGCTACCCATCTTAAATCAACTCTTTCTGTTTCCGGTACTGGTGTATTTAAAAGTGGACTATCTGTAACTGGATCAATTAATGCCAGTGAAAATGTTTCTGTTGGTGGTACTCTTGTAGTTACAGGTGCTGGTACTTTCAAGGCAAAGACAGAATTTAACAATGAAGTTTCTATATCTGGTAATGTTAATATTGCAGGAAATACTTCAATAGGTGGTACATTAATTGGTACAGGTGCAATTACTTTTGGAAGTGCTGTTTCTATTGGTTCTAGTGATTCTAATGCTAATCTTTTTGTTGCAGGTAATATTCGTGCAAGTTGCACTGATGCAGGATTTAAAGTTTGTGCTTCTGCATTTTATGGTGATGGCTCTAATTTATCTAATATTTCTGCAACTATAATTACAGGTGGCCGAATTGGGGGTAGTTTAGATGTTTCCGCAGAGTTATCTGTAGGAGGTAGTTTATCTGTAGGGGGAGCCACTAATTTCTTAGGAACTGTAACTATTGCAGGAGCTACAAGTCTAGCTTCTACACTGGATGTTGGCGGTAATGTTTCTATTGGAGGTACTTCACAGATAACAGGGAATGCAAACTTTGATGGGGATGTTTCAGTTAGTGGTAATGTTTCTATAGGTACAAACTTGGATGTTGGCGGTAATGTTTCTATTGGAGGTACTTCTCAAATAACAGGAAATGCAAACTTTGATGGAGATGTCTCAGTTAGTGGTAATGTTTCTATAGGTACAAACTTGTATGTTGGTGGAACTGCCTCTATTGCAGGTAATACTACAATGACAGGTAATCTAGGTGTTGGGGGAACTCTGGATGTGGTGGGTAACACCAGCCTTGGTGGAAATGTAACTATCAGTGGAGATGTCCATGTAAGTAGTAAGGTATGTGCATCTGCATTCTATGGTGATGGAGCCAATCTGACTAATGTTCCTATGAATATTACAGGAAATATTTCAGTAACAAATCTTACAGTTGGTGGCAATCTCCATGTTAGCGGTACAACTACTGTAATCGGTGCAGCTATCTTTAATAGTACCGTAACTGTTTCAGGATCTGGGACGTTTAAGAGTGCTTTATCTGTGAGTGGTAATATAGACACAGCAGGTAATGTATCTGTAGGTACAAACCTATATGTGGGCGGCACAGTCACGATTGCAGGTAATACTACTATGACCGGAGATCTGGGTGTAGGCGGTACTTTCAGGGTAAGTACAAATGCTTCTGTGGGAGGTACTTTGGATGTTGCCGGTAATACTAGTCTGGGCGGCAATGTATCTATCAAAGGAGATGTTCATGTAAGTAGTAAGGTATGTGCTTCTGCATTTTATGGTGATGGTTCAAATATCACAGGTATCCCAATTAGTGGGAATATCTCAGTAGGTAATGCTACCGTAGCTGGTAATCTCTATGTGAGTGGAACCACAAGTATCACAGGGGCTGCTGTTCTTAAATCTACAGCAACTGTATCAGGTAATGTAGGATTTCTTGGAACAGCTAGAGTTTCTGGGGCTACTTCTCTTGAGGGTGCTGTAGTAATGACAGATACTGTCACTATTACTGGTAACTCAGGTTTTCTAGGAACTCTTAGAGTAAGTGCAGCCACAAGTCTTGAAGGTGCGGTGGTAATGTCAGGTACAGCTACAGTATCAGGCAATGCCGGTTTCCTTGGTACTATGCGGGTAAGCGGTAATACTTCAATAGGCGGTACTCTAGATGTTGCGGGTAATACCAGCCTGGGAGGTAACGTAACTATCAAAGGTGATGTGCATGTGAGCAGCAAAGTATGCGCCAGTGCATTTTATGGTGATGGCTCTAATATAACAGGCATAGCTGTTGCGGGTAATATTTCTGTAGGCAATGCCACAGTGGGAGGAAATCTCTATGTAGCCGGTACAGCTACAGTATCAGGCAATGCTGCGTTTAATGGACAGATAGCTCTATCTAAATCAGCAGCAGCCTCTATACATACTACGGCTATTGATGGGGTAACTTCCGTATCACTTAATTTTGGGTCAGGACAGAACTTTTTAACTACGGTTACAGCAGCCCATACAATGGCAAGACCTACAAATTGTAGGATTGGGCAGACAGGAAGTGTTTTCTTTGTACAGTCTGGTGGCAGTGGAACTCTGTCTTGGAATGCTTGCTGGAAATTCCCAGCCGGTACTGATCCTACCTTCTCTACATCCAATGGGGCTGTGGATAGACTAGATTATATTATCGCTTCTATTTCCAGCGATGACACAGGTGAAAATATACAAGCAATTTTATCACAGGAATATAGTTAATGTTTAGTAATAATTTATTAATGGCAGCAGCTTCGGCATCAGGTGGTGACGCTTACTCAGTGGGGAACTCAGTACGGTTTAATGATAATAACAGTGCATATATGTCCCGCACACCAACTTCTGCCGGTAACAGGGATGTATGGACTCTTAGCGTGTGGGTCAAACTGGCTGATTGGGATACAACATCTAAGATACTTCATGCTGGTGACAGTTCTGACTTCACGCATATCTATTTTTCTCATGCCACAGCAACCGATAGTAATCTTGAAATTGTCCAAAAGACAAGTGCCGCATATGACTTTGATATTTACTCAACTATGCAACTGCGTGACCCTACTAGCTGGTATCACATACTAGTAAAATACGATAGTGGGGCTGATTCTGGCTCAAGAATTTTAGCTTGGGTTAATAATGTTGCAGTATCTTGGACACAGCGATTATCCAGGGGAACAGAACCTTCATCTGGTCTAGACAGCCATGTTAATAATACAGTAGCTCACTATATAGGCAGAGCGAATACGGCAGCAGACTATTGGGATGGTTACATGTCTCAGTTCACTTTGATTGATGGAACTGCTTATGATACCACCGATTTTGGAGAGTTAGATAACGAGGGTGAATGGCGTCCCAAGAACGTAACTGCCCTCACATTTGGAACTAATGGTTTCTTACAGGACTATGCAGTAGCTCCTGGCACAGATGACGGCGCTGGCACTGACGTTTCAGGTAATGACAACCACTTCGCTTCAAGCGGCCTTGCTGCGAATGATCAAGTGACTGATACGCCTACGAATAACTTTTGTACTTGGTCTGCTCAAGGGGTTGCGTCAAACTCTAACACCGGAGTAACCCTTTCTAATGGTAATTTGGAATGGGATACTACAGCAAATGGAGGTTGGTGGAACTCTATTGGAACTCATGTAGTTACTTCAGGAAAATGGTATTATGAACAAACTATTGATGCTTTAGGGGCGTATCGTTCAAATTGTTGTGGATGGTCACCTACAAGTGAAAGCAACAGCACAAGACCCGGATCATCAGCGAATAGCTTTTGTCTGCTAGATACAGATGGCAGTTACCGAAATAATGGCTCAGAGACAGCCTACATAGGTAGTGCTTTTGTTGCTACAGAGGTTATGTGCTGTGCTGTAGATTTTGACAACGGAAAGATTTGGTGGCGCAAAGACGGTGATGCGTGGCCTAATTCTGGCAACCCCGCAACGGGAGCCAACCCTGCTGTTAGTTTTACGCCTTCTGGGGGGTATAGCCCGGTAACTTCAACAGGAGATAGTGGCGCAGACCAAACAGTAAACTTTGGACAAACATCTCCTAATGCTGGCGGTAACGCCGATGATAACGGTTATGGTGACTTCGATAATGCACCTCCGAGTGGCTTCTTAGCACTCTGCACAGCCAATATGACAGACCTAGCCTTCGATGTAAATGAGCATCGTCAGGTGGAGCTAGTAGATCATGACGGAACAAGTACATCCTTTACGCTTGGTTGGAACGCCGACACCTATGACACGCTGTTTATAATTAAGAACCGTGATAGCTCTGAGAAATGGTTTAACGTGGATGGTCTTAATGGCTACGATAAATATTATGAGAATAACTACACTACGCAGTTTGAGGATAGTGGTATCATAGAGGTTTCGGGAACAACCATAACCCTTGGCGATAGCACTGCACTATCAGCAGATAATTATGTCATTGAATGTCATAGAGCGGGTGCTAAAGCTTCCAGGGAAACAGACAACGATGCCGGATCAATTACTGGTGATTCTGATAACCTAATTATCAGTGCTAATACAGTTACACAGTTCTCTATTTTAACCTTTACTGGCACAGGGGCTGACGCCACTGTAGGGCATGGACTTAGTGGTGTATCCTTTTTAATTTCGTATGCCGATGCCGCTGAAAGTAAAGGTGTAGGCCATACAAAATTAAACTGGACGCATAATTTATATATAAACACTTCAGGTGCAGCGATTGATGATGATTTAGCTTTTCAAGATATTGCTCCCTCGCCGACCGTCATAACATATGGTTCTCACTTGTCCTTTAATAAGTCCTCTACTGCCATGACTACCTATTGCTGGGATGCAGTACCGGGATACTCCGCTATGGGGAAATGGGACGGTAATCAACTTGCAAATGGGCCTTTCGCATCTGTAGATTTTAAGCCGGATACGTTGTGGGCGAAGGACTATTTATTGTCGGGTGGTTCGGCGCAGGAATGGATCTGTAACCGTGTCCTTCAGTCAGACACGAAAGTTAACGAGGCAGACAACAGCCTATACTTTGATGGTAATTGGGCTGAAGGTACTGGCGGTAATGGGGATTTCCTTTCAACTGGGTTTAAGGTGAGAGAGACAGGGAAGTTTAATACAACCTCTTCCACAAGTACAATCTGGGTAATGTTTGGCACACCAACAGTAAATCTAAGCTCAACACCGGCTAAAGCGAGGTAATTATGAACACACAATGTCATGAAACACAATGCCATAATTACCAAGTACAAGCCATTGGTCCTAAAAAATATATACAATATTTACCTCTAGCATTAATTATAGTTGCCGGTATTACTGGGTGGGTTAGTCTGGAAAAAGATGTTGAGGCGGGGCAGAAAGAGCAACTCAAAATAGTTAAGACTGTTAAGGACAATCAAAAAACTATTCAACAGGTACAAACAGATGTTGCAGTCATAAAAGAACGCCAGCGTCAGCAATCAGAGACTGCTAAAGAGATTAAAGAAGATGTGAAGATGATCCTTAGAGAGATCCGAAAGGAATAGAAGTAATGTGGAAGTATAATGGACAAACAATAAGAGCAGGTAAGTCTTGGAGAGATGATAATGGTGTGCTGCACCCCAAAAACTGGAATATATGGTCTTCTGAATATAAGGCCAGTATGGGTATTACAGAAATAATTCCTGAGACTCCTCCTGATTCCAGACTTTATAAATGGTCAATGAACTCTGATGGTACTATTAATAAGAAAGCCAAAGATCTTAATGATGTTAAATTAAATCTAATTAAAAAAGTTAAGTATCACCAAGGCAGTTATTTATCTCAGACTGATTGGACAATTGTTCGCAAGGCAGATACCGGCACAGAAGTTCCTGCCAATATTCAGACTTGGCGGGATGCTATTCGTACCAGGGCAACTGAAATGGAGACTGCGATAGAGGGGGCTGCTGATATAGATGCCGTTGCTGAGTTATTTGTAGTACACAGAAGGAATGATGACGGTGATATTATCAAGTCTGGTATTCTCTACGATTGGCCTGAGAAAGAAGAAGAGTAAATGATAAAACTTATTTCAACATTTTTAGTTATAACACTTTTATCTTTTTCGGTAAAGGCAGAAGAGACATTAGTTTCAAAATATGATAATAATATTGGAGATATTATTTCATATCCTGGGGCATACTATAAAAATTTAAAAGATATAATTAAAATTCATTTATATCTTCAGGGTGATCAGGAAGAAAAAGCCAGTGCCTATTTTCAATACCTATCAAAAAAAGAGGAAGTTTTTTCTTGGACAGGCCAAGCTCAATTAGTTAAATTAGAAATGGTAGGTAATATTAAAAATGTGGGAGAAGTAGAAGTATGGGCAACATGGATAACTCTTCAGAGTAGAAAAATTGACAAAAGATATTATATACCTCTCCTTGTTGTGGCAGAACAAGAAGAAGAGTCGAAACTTAAAGAGCTTTAGGAGTTAATAATGGCTAGTACATATAGTTCAAATATTCGTTTGACAAAACAGGGGGATGGGGATAATCCTAATACATGGGGCGAGGTCTTGAATGGAGTCCTTAGTTTAGTAGATCAGGCTATAACTGATTATACTGTTGTCTCTATTGGGTCTACTAATTCTGTTGTTTTAACGAATAATAATGGTTCTCCTGATCAGGCACGGTCTGCTACCATAGAATTTGCAGGAAGTATCGGTGGTGCAGAGACATCTATCTTTGTTTATATACCAGCAAAACCAAAAATATATGCTGTTAGAAATGCAGTATCAGCCAATACTACGGCTAGTGATGCTCTTATTCTTAAAGTGGCAGGTAATGATGGTGTAACTGTAGCTGCTGGTAATAACTTTTATATTTCAAATGGAACATCTGTCTTTTCTGTGGGGAATCAAGGTACTGCCGGTTCTAGAGATGTTGGTGTATGTACAACCAATATACCAGATACTTCTCTGGCAGATATCAGATATGTTCCTACTTCTGTATCCAGTACAATTGTGGCAGAGAAACACTTTACAAAGTATGTTAATGTGGTGGGAGCATCTGCTTCTTCAGCAGCCGGTATTAAAGTAGGAACGAATGCCAGAGCTTACAATACTATTACAA